GATTATCGATAATGATGTGTTTTTAATGTTTACGAAAATTCCTAGTGGTGTTTGGGGTACAGCAATTTTGAATTGTATCTCAGAAGCTATTTTGGAAATTCTTAAGTTTTTCTTTTGTTTGTATTATTACAAACATAAATTACCCCCTGATCGAATCTTCGTTAATCCGAAGATTAATTTCTGGAGGTTTGTTGCATTGATCAATTATGGTGATGATGCACTAAAATATGTACACCAATCAATGAGGTGTATATATACTCATGAAGCCATCCAGGCCTTTGCCCATTGGATATGTATGGGCATTAAACCTGGTGGTAAGGATGAATCTGAGATTGTCTTTAAGAAGGTAACTCAGATAACATTCCTTAAAAGGACCCCTGTTTGGGATCCTATTGAACAAGCTTTAGTTGGAAAGCTTGATTTCAATTCTATTGGTAAGATGTTAGCATTTACTGATAGTGTCGATCCATCTTGGGAAAAGATGGTTCGGCTTCAAGCTGTTAGGGAACTGGCATTTTACCCTGATAGTTTTTTACAATCATTTTGCGAAATATTTGAAGAAGCATTCCCTGATAAACGTATGTTAATTAAGGATATCTTGTATGGAAAGATTTCTTGGGATTTTAACACTCCCCCCCCTGTTCTTTATGATGAACAGTCATGTGTTGATTTCTTACAATGATTGTAAAGTTAATCTTCTTGATACTTTTGTACGGTTGGTTAATTTTGGTCTTAATCTCTTTGATTAGGCAGGAATTTTTCAGATTGCGTACAGCTGTAGTACTTGATCCACGTTATGGGATTTTTGATCCTCGAGTTATCAATATGTCAGATCGTGAGTTTATCTTGTATGCTTGCATACAAGAACCATCGCGTTTTGAGCAATTGAGAGCTCAACGAGAAGAATTGGATATTTGTGGTAAACGCAAAACCAATTTTAACTCCCCATATACTGTGTTTCCAAATCTACAATCTGCGCAAGCTGATGTTTCTACTTTAGAAGAGAAAAATGACTAAATGCCCCGTATTTTGATATCTTTATTCATACTTATCATAATGCTTAATTTTCGCAAAATTTTATAATAAAATTTTGTAGCCGTGCCAGGGCTTACAAAATTGACTGATCTTATATATATAAATTTAAGCCAGTTAATCTGGCTTTCTTATAAATAAATGAGATCTATGACAGATCATTATAATATAATATATAATAATGGGTTGTTTTATCGATCTGGTTTTTCC